ATGATCTAAATATCCCTGAAAACGTCAGCGTAAGTCATGACTAAAGGCGATCAGGTCATAATCGGTCAACTACCCAATGATCTAGGCTCAGATCGGCTCCTATCGGTTTTGCCGCCGTCATCAGCTGCCACTTATGGCAATCCGACCCCTAGAATCCACACTCCATTGAACGATTTACCGTCTAGGGGCTTCGATTTGATCGATTTAGCTGCTGAAATACTCCCAGATGGTCTTATGCCTTGGCAAAAGTTCGCGCTCGAGCATACCCACAAATACAAACCCGACGGTCGCTGGGCTACCCCTACAAATTGCGTGGTCGTAGCTCGGCAGAATGGCAAGTCATTTTTACAGCAAATCCGTATTTTAGGTGGGCTATTCCTGTGGGACGAACCGCTACAAATTGGATCAGCTCACAGATTGGCTACTTCGCTAGAGCAATTTCGCCAGCTGGTCAACCTAATCGAAAGCTCGGAAATGCTTTCCAAGCGCGTACAGCGTATTCGCTGGTCTCATGGCTCAGAGGAAATGGAAGTCAAGGGTACGACCGGGCAAATTAACCGATTCATTGTTAAGGCTGGCGGCTCAGCTGCTCGAGGCGTTAGCGCGCCATCGGCAATCCACTTAGACGAGCTTCGAGAGATGAAAGATTTAGAATCTTACGCGTCGCTTCGATATACCTTAATGGCTGCTAAGAATCCTATGATTATGAGCTACACAAACGCGGGCGATTCTCATTCAGTCGTTCTTAATGCGTTTCGAGAGCGTGGGCTTGCTGCTGCTGCTGGAGCGGACGACGATATTGGATATTTTGAATGGAGCGCACCCACAGACGACATACAGCTTGAGTCAAATTGGCTCGCAGCTAATCCCGCGATCGGTCACACGATTAACATCGACAATATTCAGGCGGTTTTAAACGATCCGCCCGAAGTCGTACAAACCGAAGTCTTATGCCGCTGGGTACAGACGATCAGTAGCATTATCGGAGCGAACGAGTGGAATAATTGCCACGACGAATCGGTCGATCTGGATCCTGAGAAGCTGACATGGCTTGCGCTGGACATTTCACCAGATCGCAAATTCTGCGCGTTAGTCGGAGCTCAGAAATTAGGCGACGAACGTTTCGTCGTAAAGCTACTCCACACTTGGGAGAATTCCGTACAGCTCGACGATCGAGAGATCGCAAATGAAGCTGCCAAATATTGTCGGAAGTATCCGCTAGAGTATTTGCTGTATTCGCGGCGCACTAGCGGCGCGGTAGCGGCTAGATTTCAGCCAGCGGGTATCCCGATTTTTGACATGGACTCGGTTTACCCACAAAGCTGCGATGAGCTGCTGGGTGCGATCAACTCCGGGCGGCTACGCCATCGAGGGCAAAGCGATCTAACTAAACAGATTCTTTCGGCTGTCCAATTAAAGCGCGGTGATGGTGGCTGGGTAATCGGACGTCGAGCTTCGCAAGCTGCGGTTTGCGCGGCGGTAGCGACTGCGTTAGTAACGCACTTCGCGACACGCCCAGAGATGGACTTCGATATTATGACGGGCTAGTGCTATAAGCCTGACACAATTCGCGCATGGGTATTCGTGATTTATTTGCGTCTAAGGTCGAAGCCGTAGCGCCGTCTCAAAATTCTGATATTGAGGCTTCGGTTTCACCTGTATTCGCATTAGATTCGATTTATACCTTTAACGGTGGCGCTACTCAGGCTACGCGCGAGGAAGCGATGAGTGTTCCTACGATCGCACGTGGTCGCGGGATCATCTGTTCGTCTATTGCTTCGATCGGATTACAGCTCCGGGATAATACGACGGGGCTTGAAGTGCCAGCGCCCCGCGTAATACGTGATCCCGATCCACGCGTACCGGGTAGCGCAACATATGTCTGGACAGCTGAGGATTTATTATTTTACGGTTATGCCTATTGGCAAATTACAGAACTATTCGCCGACACAATGCGAATTCGCTCCGTTCAGCGAATCGTGCCAACACGCGTCGGCGTATTTTTAAACAATAACGGAACGGAAGTTCTGTATTACACGATCGACGGAAAACAAATACCTGATTCTGGCGTCGGGTCGTTAATTGTATTTTATGGAAATGATGAAGGATTATTAAATCGCGCTGGTCGCACAATTCGCACAGGTGCGGAGCTAGAACGCGCAGCTGCTAACTATGCTCGCGAGCCAGTTCCGTCAATGGTTTTAAAATCAAACGGCACAGCGTTACCAGCTGATCGAATCGCAAAACTCTTAGAGTCATGGGGCGTTGCTCGACGTAATCGCTCGACTGCGTTTCTAAATGCGGACGTTGAATTACAAACAGTCGGATTTGATCCTGAGAAGTTACAGCTCGCGGCAGCCCGTTCGTACATCGCAACAGAATTAGCTCGCGCTATTGGTATTCCAGCATTTTACGTTGACGCCGAAACTGGATCGAGCATGACTTACTCAAACGCAAACGTTACTCGCAAAACGTTGCTTGATTTCTCGCTAATTCCGTTAATGACTTCGATTTCCACTCGTTTATCTATGCCGGACTTCGTTCCGTCAACGCAATCAGTTCATTTCCGACTCGAGGATTATTTGCGTGGAAGTGAAGCCGAACGCGTAGCAATTTACAAAACATTATTTGAAATCGGCGCAATCAGCGTTGATGAAATCCGACAAGCTGAGGACATGATCAAATGAAACTAAACATGCCGCTAACAATTACGTCAGCCGATAGCGAATCTCGCACAATTACCGGACGCGTCGTAACATGGAACGAAACTGGATCGACGTCCGCTGGACTTACGACCTTTAAGCCAGAATCTATCGCGACTAAGAATGTGAAGCTATTGCTAGAACATGATCGCACTCGACCAATCGGCAAGGTTTTATCTATGACCGCAACCGAACAGGGAATCGACGCGACATTTAAGATCGCGGAGACAACAGCGGGCAACGACGCATTAGTAGAGGCTGCGACTGGTCTCCGCGATGGTTTTAGCGTAGGCGTTAAAGTTAACGCGCATGATTTCGTTGATGGCGTGTTAGTCGTCGCAAAGGGCTCTCTCGATGAGGTCAGCCTTGTCAGCGAGCCAGCCATCGACAGCGCGCGCGTTTCTAGCGTAGCTGCGAGTCAAGATGGCAGCGACGATGAGGACGACGAGGACAAAGAGGAAATGAAAGCAACAGATGAGAATTCTGATTCCGTAGATGAGGAAACAGAGGAAACAAATCCAACAACAGAAGGAGACGAAGTGTCAGACACTACCGAAACCGTCGCAACTGCCGAAACGGTAGAAGCGTCGAAGCACGTTCCAATGGCGTACACCGCGCCACGTTCACCGATCGTGGATAAGGTTTCTTATCTACAATATTCACTAAAGGCTTCAGTCCTACACGATGAGGACGCTCGCCAATATGTAAAGGCTGCTGATAACACAACATCAACAGCACCGGGCATGGTTCCAACACCACAGAGCCGCACAGTTATCAATGCCTTAGCAAATGCTGATCGTGGCATGATCGACGCACTATCACGCGAAGCTCTTAGCGCAACAGGTATGACTTTCGAATTGCCAAAGGTCACAGCTGTTCCAACCGTCGCAAACATCGCTGAAAATGGCGCTGTTACAGAATCAAACCTAAGCGCAACATACATTTCAGTACCAGTTCAAAGCTTTAAAGGTCGCGCAATTTCAACAATCGAACTCATCGATCGTTCAGACCCAAGCTACCTAACAGCGTTGCTTCAAAATCTGGAATTTGCTTACGCAAAAGTTACAGATGAGTTTGCTGTCGGAACTATTGCTGGCGCTGGTCAACAGACAGGCGTTAACGCTAACTCAGCTACCGGATTCCTTGCGTACACATCACAAGCTGCGGGCGCTGTTTATTCATCATCACTCGGATTTGCTCGTAACTTAGTAGTTAGCCCAGGACAATGGACTAACATCATGGGTTATAACGACAATGGCACACCGCTTTATAATGCGGCACAGCCAAGCAATCAGGCAGGAAACGTTCGCGGTGATTCACTTCGCGGCGTAGTTTCACCGGGTCTAAATCTATTCGTTTCACGTTCAATCGGAAACGCTGGTCCAACTACATCAGCTGGCGACTTCTCAATGGTTGTCGTTAACCCTGACGCATGGACATGGTACGAATCTCCACGTTTCGAGCTTCGCACAAATATTCAATCAGACGGAACAGTAGATATTCTTTACTACGGTTACGCCGCAATCGCTCCAAAGATTCCTTTCGGCGCTTGCTGGAATCAGACCTGAGATAACTAAGAAATAATCATCGGTCGTTTCGCTCCCGAGGCGACCGAGCAGAATCGAGAGAGGAACGCTAATGCCACAAATAGTTACAGCGCAAGAACTTCGCGACGTGCTAGGCGTTAGCGTTTCTCTTTACTCGGACGCATATCTTGATCTAATGATCGAAAGCGCCGAGGGCGCGATCTTGCCGTTGCTAACTGGTTATCAGTCAGCAATTACAGGAATCGAAGTGAAAGATGGCATGGCGTTTTATACGACTCAACGCATAAATTATTTTGTGCCCGGTCAAGCTGTAATTATTTCAGGCTGCGGAGCTGCGTTCGATCTAACCGTTACAGTTAACGATCATCAAATTGCGCCATACATATTCACAACAGCAACAGCAGCACCAGATCAAATATTTACACCTAAAATTCCAGCTGGTTTAGCCGTACTTAATGGCTCAACAGCTGACGATTTATATTCAGGCGTCGCGCCAGTAAAGTCGGCGCTCCTAGTCGTATCGGTCGAGGTCTTTCAGTCGATCACAGCTCCGGGCAATACTTCGGCACAGGTTGACTTCAATCCATCGCCTTTCGTGCTAGGTCGCTCATTACAAAATCGCGTAGTCGGTTTATTAGCTCCATTTATTGACGTCGAAACTATGGGTCAATAATGCCTACCAGTATTCAGGCTGACGTTCGTGCGCCACTAGCGACCGCTCTCGCTGGCGTAACGGCTTCGGTCTATGAATCAGTACCCGAGGCGGTTATTCCGCCCGCTGCGATCATCGTGCCGGGTACTCCGTATTTGGAGACGACGCTAATTAGCAGTTCGATCCAATTAAAAGTTAATTTTACAATCTCAGCCGCCGTCGCATATAACAATAACGCGGGCGCTCTCGATAATCTCGAGAAGTTAGTCATACAGATTCTCGCGGCTATTCCGTCGGGATATATCGTCGGCGACGTATCGCGTCCGTCGATTATTGCGTTAGGTTCGAGTAATTTACTTATTTCGGATATTGACGTGTCCACTTACTACAAGCAAGAAAACTAGGAGAACAAATGCCAACTACAATCGTTACAGGGCGCGATATAACTTTCACCATCGATGGTGCTACTTATGACGCACAAGCAACAGCCGCGACTCTTACAATCGAGTCAACTATCAACACTTACCAAACACTAGACGGTAAGGCTTATTTCACAACCGATTCTCAGGGTACTTTCGACGTCGAAATGCTTGCGGACTGGACAGCTGGCGGTTCATTATGTAATTCACTATGGACAGCAGCCGACACAGCTCCGAACACACCACTAGCGGTCGTGTTTACAGCTGCGAGCGGATCAGTCTTTAATTTTGACGTACAGCCAATCTTTCCGAGCGCTGGCGGCACAGCTCCAGACGCTCAGACAGTATCGCTTAGCTTTACTTGCGTGACCACACCAACACTATAGAAAAGAAATCGGGAGCATGAAACTACAAATCCATATCGAAACAAATGACGGAAAGACAGCAACCACGACAGCGCAACCGCCAGAGTTCGCTAAGTGGGAGCAAAAGACAGGTTATACAATTCAACAGGCTCAGGAAAAAATCGGAATTTCCGATCTAATGTTTCTAGCGTGGAACGCTTTAAAACGTGAGGCAGCGGGTAAGCCCGTTAAACCTTATGAAATTTGGTGCGAAACGGTGGTCGATATTACGGTCGGAGAAACCGAAGCCCCAAAAGCCACAGCCGAGGAAGCCTAAGCTACTTAATCGTAGAGCTGTCGATCGCGACAGGGATTCCGATGAGTGAGTGGGTGGACGCGGCGGACATATTGACAGCGCTCGAGATATTGGAGAAACGAAATGGCGGAAAGTAAGGAAGTCGTCCAGTACGACAAAGCCGAACTTCGCGCTATTACTGGAGCCTTTAAAGCGATGGACGATGAAGCCATCAGCCAAGCTAAAGAGCAATCGAGTGCGCTTGCCACTTATTTACAGGGCAAAATTACGTCCGCAGCTGGATCGCTTAATTCGGCGTCCGTAGCTGGTCGAATCGCTGAGGGTTCTAAGGTAAGTAAGTCATCTAAGATCGGCGAGA